AGCACAAGTAAAAATAATAGCCAATATCTTTTGTATAAAGCTATCGTCCATAAACATTGTTCTAGCACTATCTCTATCCTTAACCTCAAGAGCAAACATATCCTTTTCGTGGGTTTTAACCACTTCTTCAAACTTCTGTTTTAATTGTAATCTTTCTTCATCAGTAGTAACTACCTCATCTATTATACTAGAAGCTTGTCCTACTAAACTTTTTATAATATTTTTTATCATAGTGCTATTATATCAGGTGCGTATCTATATTTAGTATCTCCATCATCATCTTTGTAGGCTTCTAAAACCTCTTTTCTGTTTTTAGATTTTTTAAGAGATATGTGAATCCAAGCAAAGTCAAACTCATTTATCATTTGGTCGAACTCAACTCCATTATCTATAATCCAGTCGTAAATTTCTTTATTACACATTTGACCATCTTTCCAAAATTGAAGGTCAAGTGCTTCAGCTTTACAATGTTGGCTACGAGATGACCCCCCAATAGCACGATTAAGTTCCTTGGAACGATAACCACTACTAATCCTGATAGGACCAAGATGGTCACGCATAGGCTGTAAAAGATTTGTAACAATCCTTTGCAAATTTTCCAAGTGGGCTTTAGTAGGCTCATTCTTTATTCCTAGTCTTTTGGCTGTGTTACTTCGAGTAATCTCTGATAACACAAAGTTCTTACTTAGTCTCATCTATGTAAACCTTTCTAGTTAATATTCCATCTGTAGCTAAATAAAACCCTTTGGTTGGTTTTACTTCTCGACCTAATAAATCAAAATATTTTGTAGGTAAAAATGGTTTATTATCTATTTTATCATTAATAGATAAATCTGCACAACCTACATCTACATATTGAGAGGTGTAATTTTGTGGCCAAGTACCTATAGAGTCAATCCAATCTACATCAGATAGAAAACCATACTCAACTAAATTTATGCTAAGGTAAGCTCCGTTCCATCCGTCACCATAAGAATCTTCCATAAATATAATATAGTGTGGAGGTAATATAGCAGCTCCTAAAAATGGTGACCCACCTGATGTAATTATATCGCCATCACAATCCATTATTTCCCAAGTAATCTCATCAGGGTATTCCCCTGCTGTACACTCTATAAATACTGGTTGTTGTTGTGCGTTTACTTTAGTAATACCTACTATAAGTACAAATATTACTAATATACAAAGTAGTATATTTTTAATTGTTAAATCTTTTTGATTCATTATTATTGAAATTTATTAAACGTGATTTCATTTATTACTGATTGCACATCTTTTTTGGTTGCACTAAGTTGCATCATTATATTAGGATTAAACCGACTTTGCTCTTTTCCATTATCAAATATAATAATAGTTGGAATAGCAGACACGCTATATTCTTTTTGAATTAAAGAGTTCTTAACAATACAAAGTTTGTAACTATTACAATCTTTAAGATTACCTAAGAAATCAACTTCGTTGGATTCATTCCATTCAGCCCAAAACTCTACTACTGTAATACCTTTAGCTGTCTTAGAGTTAAACTCAGAAGAATTAATAAAATCTTGAGAAAATGTAGTTAAAGGTAGTAGTAATGTAAATAATAGCTTATTCATACAGCTTTTGTTTAATCATCTTTATATCGTCTTTAATCTCCGTGACATCTTCTTGAGTAGACATAATTGTTTGACGAATTAATTGGTCTTTCATATCGAACTCCATACGAGTTACTTCTGGGCTTGGAGGAAGGGGTAATTCTTTAGCTTCTGTTATGTCAGCTTGTAAGGTAAACCACATTCCAACTAAAGTAAATATTAAGACCCCTATACCTGCTAGAGTTTTTATGCTTAGTTTAAGCGTAGTATCTTCGTTTAACTCTTTCATTTTTGTTTTTAAAAAATTATGTAATTTATTCCTGTTCTCATTTCGTAGGATTCAATATCCCAATATTTAAGCTTTCTACCCTCTACAAATATACTAAAATGTCTATTAAACTTATATCCAAAAATTAGACCTAAATCATATTCTGTTTTATCTCCTAGATATTCATAAGAGTATTCGCTTAAACCTTTATGTAAAGGGTAAATAGATGCCCAACTGTGTAACCATAATCTATCTTGATAATAATAATAGTCTGCTCCTAGTACACAAGATAATTCTTGTTGTAATCCTAAAGCATTTAACTCTTGCCTATTGTAAGAGTTTACTGCTTTACCAAAATGGTAGTTGTAAAATTCAGGGTCTGACTGTGCTATTACTTCACCATCGTAATACCAATTATGATTATTATCATCAGAATACCCAAACTCATTAGCTAATTGCCACCAATGTTTATTCTCAGGTATTGCAAACCAAGCCTGTATAGGGGAATATCCATATACAGGGTGGGAACGATGAGCTACTCCTGCTGTAAGGTCTAAACCACCTAAGCTTTTTCGTAACCTAAACTCGCCCAAAGTATATTTAAGGTCAATCAGTCCATCATTAACAAAAGCACCTTTTATGGTGAAACTATTAGAGATGTATCTTACTTTGTATTCGTGTTGCTCAAACACTACCCCCCTGTTTCTTACAGAAGAGTATTCTAATAAATATTCTATTCCAGGAGCATTACTTATAGTAGCAAAATCGCTTACCTCATTTTCATTACCTGTATAGAATTGACCTTGTTTTACTTGATAATCAAACCTTGCTATTTTTCTTAGCCCTACGCTTACGTTTCGGTTTGGTTGACTTACTTGAGTCGTTTCCACAAGTTGACCCGACCCTGCAACACCATTCACAAGAAACGCTTGATTTTCTGCAAACGGAGCAGAGGTTGAAAAACTTGCATAAAAAGTAGAAAACTTTAGAAGTTGTGCATTTACAACATTTGTTGTTGTTATCCATAATAATAAAATGTATGTTAGTTTCTTCATTTTTTAATTTTATGTAAAGGGAGTGAAAGTAGTATATCGAAAAGGTAGCGAAAAGATACACTACAATCAATCTCCCTTTTTATAATCTTGCTAGTGTTATTTTAGCACCATAAAGCGACCTTCTAGTTGCACCAGGCTTATATCTTATACTTAAATATTTACCTGCTGCGCCTGATTGAGCTGTAGATAAAACTTGATCCGTATTTACAGCAGGAGAGCTAGTTAAAGCTGTAGCTGTATCATTTACTACTTCACAACCATATACATCAAAAACAGATGAGCTTGAACTGCCATTAACTTGAACGTGTGTTGCTTCATAACCTATAGGTATTTGAAAAGTAGCAAATTGTGATATACTACTACTACTTACTTCAGAGCTTCCTCCATTTGTACCTGAAAAACCTGCATTACTCCCACTAGATGTCATACAAAAATCTACAGGTGTTAAGTAAGCAGCTAAATCAAATATGTTACCTATGTTTGTACCTCTTAACTCAGCATCTGCTAAAAAGTCAACAGACGTGTCTTTATAAGTTGCTATAGTTAGCTCACCTGCACCTCCTGCTGATGATGTGTTAGCTCTTATCTGTACCTCACCATTTGCTGCTCTATTTGATAATACTACTACATCAGTAGCATAAGCACCTAACATAACTCTTGCAGTAGGAGTAGAGCCTCCTGGACCACTATCTAAATACTGAATTGTTGAGCTAGTTCCTCCTGCTGTATCAGCACCCAATATTAAATCAGCACCTGCATTAAATAAAATATTTGCATTTGTACCTGATGATCCACCTATAGTAATTTCATCAGTATCTGTAATTTTAATTAATTTAGTTCCATTGAAAGCACCACTATCATTAAATTGTACTTGTGTATCTAAACCTCCTGGTGTTCCACCACCAGTTATTACATTTGTAAAATCATATAACAATGGGCTTAATACTGAGCCAACAGGGTAAATTCTATTAGGTGTAAATGATATTAAATTTATTTGTGTATCACTTGTAGAAGAATCACCCGATGCAGTTAAAACAAGTGGGTGTGATTTATCAGGGTAAGTTAATAGTAATTTTTGACCATTATAAATTTTACCTTTACTATTTGCGTCAAGTGTAACTTTTGTATCTGCTGTATTACTAGGTAATGCTGTGGTAATTTTACCATAACTATTTTCATCTAACACAGCCCTTTGATAACTTAATGATGTATCAATAACATTTTTAATTGGACCTATTGGTGTAAAACCTATCGGTGGAGTTACAGGTGAATCTGCTATTGGTGTGTCGCCTGTTATAGTATTATTTGCTGTAGAAACTGCAAACCATTCACCACTTAATATTTCAGATTGAGCTTTAAAAGTACCCCCTAAAAATGTATAATATTTATAAGTTCCATCATCATTAATAGAGTATTTAATAAGTTTTAATGGTGATATATCAGCACTTTGTATATCAGCTTGTAATATCTCTAAAGGCTCAGTTTGTAAATCGAAAAACTCTTGAGCTAGTAAAAATGTTACATTTGTAGGGTCGTCAGGCGTAGGGTTAGCACGTTGAAAATTAACTACAGATTTGTATGTTGATCCATCTAAATATTGAATCGTATACATTTTATTACCCTCTATTGATTGCCCTAGTGTAACATTACCTAAATCAAATGACTCAACAGAATCATTACCATCAAAAGATGCTGTATAAGTTAAACCTGATGATGTAGTTTCTTGAGTTAGTTGTGATAATAGTTTTATTTCTGCACAAGTTGTTGATGTGCTTGTAGGTGTAGGATTAGTTAAAGGTAATATGTTAGGGGCTGCATATTTAAAATAATTATTACTAGATGTAAGTTGTATTTCAATATCTGCTGGTGTTATATCAGGAAAAGGTATGTGAGCAATAAATCTTATTTCAGTCTTAAAATGTTGCTGTGCATTACTATTACTATATGATGTTGAACAAGGACCTGTATTTGCTGGTGGTGGTAAGTTATAAGGTTGACCTACACAAAAACCACCAAATTGATTTATAAGATTGTTTTGGTCTGCATTGTAACCTCTTTCTATTGTAATAGTACCTGATGCACTTTGCCAAATTAACTGACCATCTGAATCTTGCACTAGGTATCTTGTACTTACGCCTGATGTTGCTTTTATTGTTAATGTACTTGTAGTTAAAAAAGAATAATGTACAATCTGATTTGTTGGGTAACTTATATCAGCCGTGTTTATTGTTTCTTCGTGTATAGCAAAAAATTCAAGCTGTAATTGAGCGTCTAAATCTTGAACTAAAGTACCAGCATAAACTAAACTAGCTAAATTTTGACCAAAACCAAGAGTAAAAATTGATAAACCTTTTTGATAGTGAACTTTTACACTTTCAAAACTAGGTTCATAGGTAATAGTAGAACCACCTAAAATAATGTTATTAGATTGGTCAATAGTAAGTAATATGTTAGGAACTTGTAAAGATGAATCTGCTGTTTTACTATACTCCCAAGCTCTTATATTACCTGTAACATTTCCTTTTAAACCATTTGGTTGTATTATGTTGTATTTACCTTCAGCTAAATAACCAACAGAATTAAAAGCCTTTAAAAGACCATTAAAAACGTCTTGACTTTTATAATCAAATGGTTTATTATCTAATATGATTGCACCTGTTTCATCGTCGGTATCAGTTTCTTCTATTACATTACCTTTAGCTATGTAATATAAATCTGCAGGATCTTCTGTATAGCTATCTGTAGTTTGTCTCCAATCTAAGAAAGTTCTAAGTACATAAAAGTTTTGTGGTGCTGGTGATTCATTTGCTGCTGAATTAAATATATTCATTTCAGTAAGCAAAGTATCTTTAAATATATCTTTTAATTTGTGTGGGGCAGTTTTTTCTGCTTCACCTGTAAAAGTTTTATCTTTTTGCTTGTTAAAAAATCCGTAGCTATCTGTGGCAGTTAGCTGAAAAACATAAGGGAAAGGTAAGTTTTCTATTTTATCAAAAGCTGGTTGAACCCACCCATACCACCATAAATTGGAGTCTTGTACAGCACCCTTATAAATTCTTATAAAATACTCCTCATATCCTGAGCTTATTGTATCATATAAAAAAGACTCATCTGTGCCATCTTTAACAATGCAATTTAATTTACACTCTGAGCCTAAAAATACTCTATTCCTTGTTCCACCTTGACCATTCCAAGTAATCTCAAATCCCTCACCTGATAAATCTATCTCTGAGCTGCTACCACTAAATCCATTTTTCCAAATTTCAACATTCCAAGTACTCCCTTTTTCTCCGTAAAAAGTACTATGTCTATACTTTGCGTATGCCATTATCTTCTACTTTTTCTTCTATTAGCTCTATCGAATACAATCAATAAATCATCACCCGATATTCTTACATCGGGTATAACTGTGCCACCACCTAAAGCGTGATTAGGTATAATTGTTCCCGAAGTACTACCTGGATTAAATAACTCTGGTCCATTTTCTCCAACCATATATGATGTGTTTGCAAGTACAGGTCCACCACTTGCTCGACCCTCTAATGATCCAAACATATTACCACCCATTCCTATGTTTTTAAAGTTTGCAAAAAAACTAGCACCACCTGATGCACTTCCAGGAAATATAATTGACATTAAAGCAGCTAATATAGCAGCTTGAATTATCATTTGTGCTATTGACTTCATAAATTCTTTAACAAAATTACCAAACTTCTCACCGAGAGTTAAAGTTCTTTCTTGTATCTCCTCGACCCCATCAACCATCACAGTAACAATTTCAGTTTGTTTAGAGAATATACTCGACAATCCCGAAGCAAAGTTTGTCATTATTCCACCCCAAAACTCATTAGTTCGGTCTTTCATTGTTTGGAGAGATTCATCGTATTCATCTACAATTTCTTGCATAGCATCTGTAGTGTTAATCAAAGCTCCTTGAACTTGATTTGCTACTGATGTTGGTGCTATCGCTGCTAAACTAGGCATACCACCGAATTGCATACCCTCCTTATCTATAGCTCCACTATCTAAGCCTTTTTGTCTTTTAAATTGTTCTTGTCTATCTAACTCTTTATTAATTGCTTTAAGTGCATCTGCTTCTGCCTCTAAAGCTTGGTGAGTTTTCCAAGTTGAAAGCATAAAGCCTTTTTGACTCATTATAGCTTTTTTTCTTGCAGCCTCTTGTTCCTTTAACCTTGCTTCATCACCTAATGTATCTGCAAATGATGCGATAGATGCGAATATTGCTGAACCTGCAATAACTTCAAGACCTAGGGCTGATAGTGCTGTTCCTACAGTAGCAACTGCCCCTGCTACTACTCCAAATCCGGTTGCTAATAATGGTATAAGTGCTACCATAGCACCTAGAGCTATTAAAACTGGTCCTATTAATAAAGCAAAACCACCTACTGATACAATTAATTTTTGAGTTTCTCTATCTAATTTTCCAAACTCACCAAATAAATCAGTAACAGTTTCTATCATAGGCATTAACATTTCTGATAACACTTCTCCTAACTCTAACCTAAATCCTTCAAATGCACTCTCTAACTTTTTAACTTTAGCAAAAGTAGTTTGACCCATAAGGTCAGCCAT